TCGAGAAGTTCGTATTGAACCCGTCGCAGATCGGAATGCCGGTGCGCTGCTGCGTCAGGTCCGCAATCTGCGTGAGGCGCTGCGGCAGCCCCCACTCGCGCGGCCACGCTTGGCCGATCAGGAGTTGCGTGGTGGTGGCGGCACTATGCGGCGGTGGCGGATTCGACGGAGGCGGCACAAACCACGCCGCCATCTTTGGCCCGGTCTGCGCCTTCCAGTCGGTGGGCCAACTGCGCTGGACATTCAGGTCATTGACGGTGAGTGGCGGTCGACGCGGCGGCTGATCGGGATTGTCTGGCGCAATCGTATATTGCGTGACGAGTTCAATAACAAGCGGATCCTGCCACGTCGCCACCAGATTCGCTTGCGGCGATCGATAGGGAATAAATGTCAGAATCGGCGGCGGCTGGAGCGGCGCCCCATCAGGCGCCGTCTGGGCCGGCCAATCCGTGGGCCAGGCTAACCGGACTTGGGCATATTCCGAGGCGGTAATCGGCCCGGCAATCGGCGGTTGATCCCCATACGTGAACGTGAGCGGCGCGATAGTAACGCGCGTGTTATTCGGCGCTTGCAGCCGTGGCTCGAGCGAGGCTGGCCATGAGGCCAACACCATGGCCATCGCCAGCGCCGTCTGCACTTGTCGACGTGGCGGCTGATCGCCCGTGCTGCCTTGCGGCTCATGCGGCACCGGAGGAGCGTAACTGGCCGATTGAGATGGCGGCGGAGGCGGATAGAAAAAAGCCATGCTATTGCGTCAGGATATTGACCATATAGCTCTGCCGAGGAACTTGCGGAATTACAGCGGCAGCTTTAATGATGGCTCCAATCGTGGCCCATGAGCGACCATCGGTGCGAAGTCCAGACCATGACGGACTCTGATCGGCACTGGTGTTATACATGGCATCAATACTGACTTCTGCCGTGCCAATCACTTTTGCGATATTGGTCCAGCCGGACTTTTCTGTCTCACCAGATTCCGTGTCCTCCATCATGCACATGGCGAATGTCATATCTCCACCGGATGGCGTGCCAGTGATCGTGAGACTAGGCTGAGTGGCTCCTGATGTGGAAGTTCCGGCGTTGGAATCAAGCGGGCTAACATTGTTCACGGCGCCAGCTCCGTTGCTTCCCGTCGTAACCACGCCAGTCACTTGCACCACGTCATAGGTAACGTCAAGTAGGTCGGATGGACCGGTAATCGTAATTGTTCCAGTGTTACCTCCACCCAAGGAATAAAACCATGCGCCGACACGATCGTGCAGCGCTGAAGTGTCTGGCTTCTCCTTACCTCTAACCCATGTCAGTCCTAGCCCGCTAACCGTGAAGTTCGTTCCGCCAAACACCGTTGAGGATGCCCGAGCTGAAAACTGAACATTGATCAGCGCGTTCTCGGTATAGGTCACCGATGCCGTCGTCGTCACTCCTGACGATGGTGTGACTTCATTCTGATCCAGGCGAGAGAAGGCCAGCGCCATGTCAGGCGTCCAGCCTCAAGACCCAATCCAAATCACCCGCCGAGTTCGTGCCTGGCAAGGTGAAGGCGTGCGTCCCGGTATTGGAGAGTCCAGAGGTAATCGCGGTATAGGTGGCGTTGGTCGGATCGTACCAGCGGGCGGTGGTGCTCCCGCCCATCTTCGTCATGTCAATCGTGACGGTGCCAGTGTGGGAAGTCGGGACATAGGCAAGGAGCAGCGTCCCTAGTGGATTGACCGCCGCGACGACTTGATCGGCGGTATTGATCGTGCCTCCACCAGCGGTGATCGCAGCATTATTCGGGACTAGTGTTTGCCACGGAATAGTTCGGATGAACGCATTGAGACGCTGGGCATCAAGTGTGCCCTGCGTATTCATGTGCGATAGATACGTCGGATCGACAAAGCTCGTGAACGTGCCGTTCCCGAAGGTATACCCACCAATCGTCGTCAGCCATCCCCACCACGAATACTGACGATTCGGCGGAGGCGTGCTGACATCCTCTTCAAAGGGCAACTCTTGAAAGTAGGCCGGTGTGGCAGGCGAGTAGGAATAGCCACGCGACCCCTGATTGCAGACATCCAGTGCGAGCGAATAGCAGCTATTCAGCGTGACCGACGATGGAAACAAATCCTTGCCTATTGATCCAAACGTCCACTCTGTGCCGTATTGGGCCGATGTCGTCGTGACGCTCTTGAGCCCATCAATCAACCCTTGCATAGACGCAGTTTCATCAGAGGCGAAGGTATTTGGGCTCGTCCCATCATCACCACCCAGCATCCAGACAAGATTTTTTTGATTGCGGTAGCGATTGGCAATATACGCACCGTAGGTCTGCATCTTCGTCTGGCCATTCGCGGCCATGCAGTGCATCCACCAGTCGGTATCAGGATAGCCGACATAGGCTGGGAAAAAGAAGACGAGCAGATTACTCCCCAGCGCTGCATTGAAGAAGGCATCGACGTTCGCCCAATAGGCGTCTACCGGAGTCGTAAAGTCTGGGGCTTCGGTATTGATATTCGAGAAGCCCTGAAACTGTCCAGTCCAAGTCGCTCCATCGAGCCGCTTACTGAATGGCCAGTTGCCGCTGAGGTCTTGCGAACCCGTGATCGGAGCTTTCATCTCGATCGCATTGAACCCTTTCGCGACCGTATCACTGAACACAAATCCGTATGCTGATGGCGAAATATTGAAAATAATCCAGCAGGCACGGCAGAGCACCGGGAATGGCGCCCCTTGGCGATTCACAAGAAATCTTCCAGTGACATCTGGAATCACAGGGAAAATATCTGGAGACGATGCGACCCTCGATCGCAGTTGTCGCAGCGGGTAGATGGGCATGGCAGTGGTCCACCTACCAGCTGATGATTAGCCGATTTCGCGATAGGCCACGCCGAAGGACCATGAGGTCAAGGTCGTGGGCGTATTCGTGAACTGATGGAAGAATCCCGATGTGCCGCCCGGCATGAACTGCATCGTCTCGGCTGGTGTCGGCACCCACAGCCAGCCGTTCAAGACGTTGAAGTTGTCGGGATAGACACCAATCTCCGCACCGCCGCCACTGGCGGAACTGTTGATACCAGCACTACCGGCGGCCCCGGTCGTATTGCCGACGAGGTTCGCCGTGGGCAAGCCGAGCGAGGTCTTGGCCGGTGTGGCTGAGACGAGTGTCGGAAAGGCCGTCACTTTCGTGCCGAGTCGCACGCCCTGCTGATTGCTCGTCGCGTTGGCGCGCTGACTGACCCAGGCGCGCAGCACTTCAAAGCCTGGCACGCCGGCGCCGGCGCCCGATGGATTGAGAAACACCAACTGCGGCGCCCCGGCCACGGTAATAGCATCGCCGCTGACGGTATAGGTGCGATCAGCCATGAGAAGAGTCCTTTACTGAAATGTCGGCCCTGACGAACTGTTGACCCGGCCGCTCGTAGTCAATTTCCTGCCCCGTCCGCACATCGACACACTTGAACCGCTCGACCAGTCCCGTCCCATGACATTGCGGACACGGAATAGTCAGGTCTTCGCCAGTGTATTTGTGATAGCCAAGCCACATGGTGCCGGGCTTGCGTGTGTAATCGCTACAGGCGATACACCGCATCAGCCCCACCGGCACCGTGATGAACGGCACCACCTCGGTCGCCATCACTTCTTCGCTTTCACTGGCGACCCCGTGCGCGCTTCCGCCTCGGCCAGCACCTGTTCCAGCACGCGCTCAGGGAGGGCCGAGAGACGCTCATGGAACGTGGCACGCTGCCGCTGCTTCTGTTCGGCGAGGATGGCTTCCCGTTCGTGCTCAGGGAGCGCCAGGAGCGCCGCCTGTAGATGTTCCGCTTCGCGCGCCGCTTGCGCCTCGGGATCATCAGACTCGCGCGGGAGGGCGATCTTCTGATAGCCGCTCGCCAGCATCTGCGCTTCTTCCGCTTTGGAATGAATGCAGATTTCGGTGCCCGTCACGCTGTGGAAGAGCAGTTTCGGGAATTCGAACGTCTGCAGGTGCGACCCATCCCGCGGCGGCTCCGCTGAGGGGAAGAACGTGGGGCGCGGATCGTCAGCGGTTGGCAAGAGGCGCAAGTCATGCAATTGCCTCGGCCGCATCGGCGAGAGTGGCCCCAGCACACCCGTGCCCACCACACCCGCCTGCGACGGGTTGTTGAGAATCGCCATCAGGCGCGCTTCCATCTCCGGTGTCAATCGACTCAGATCCATACCTTAATAGCTCCTCAGTTCCGACTGCACGACCGCATTCGTGCCCGCGAACGACGCGCCGCCGTTGAACGACACCCCGATAAACGAGCCCGCTGGCGTCGAATCGAACCCGCTCGAGGTCACCAGTATCTGCCCCTGCCCTGACGCGCCTGTGGACACGAGTCCGGTCGCCGCGAGCGCATGCCGGCATTCGCAGGTGCCGACGAGCACGGCCGTCGTGCCAGCGCCCACCGTGCGGAAGTGGGCCGTGACCACGAAGGTGCCCGTGTCGACGGCGGCCGTGCCAGCGGCAAACGTAAAGGTGGCAATCGCGGTATCGCCCACCGCGCCGGCGGTGCCGATGCGGATGATGACGGTCGGCGTGGCTGTGCCCGCGGCCGTCTTCACCATATCGAACGTGCAGGTGTAGCGCGAGCCCGCCAGAAAGCCGGTCGACGGCGCCGCGATGCTCGACCCCAGGAGATAGGTATCCGACGCGAAGCCGGTCTGATTCGCCGTGCTGAAGGCGCCCTTGATCGTGCTGACCACCGGCGTATTCACCGCCTGCGACGGCAGGAGCCGCACCTGGCCCGTAAGGTCGTAATCGGCCCCAGGCAGCAGTGAGCCGCCCGCTTGTGGATTGCCAGCCATTTAGAATCCCTTCAATTCCGCTTCCACCAGCGTATTCGTGCCGCTGAAGGACGCCCCACCGTTGAACGAGACACCGATAAACGTATTGACCGGCGTGGCATCAAAGGCCGACGACACCACCGCCACCTGGCCTTGACCGGATGCCCCGGTCGAGACGAGCCCCGTGGCCGCCAAGGCATGGCGACATTCACAGGTGCCGGCCATGACCGCCGTCGTGCCCGCCACCCGGAAATGCGCCGTCACCACAAACGTGCCGGTATCCGCCGCGGCGGTGCCGGCCGCAAACGTGAACGTGAGAATGGCCGCATCCGCCGTCGTGGCCGCCGAGCCCACTCGGACAATCACCGTAGGCGTCGCCGTCCCGGCCGCGGTTTTCACCATGTCGAAGGTGCAGACATAGCGCATCCCGTTGACGAATCCGCCAGTCGGCACCGACACCGCCGATCCGACCAGATAGGTGTCGGCGGCAAATCCGGCCGAGACCGTGGAGACACTGGCCGCCGATTTCAAGAGCGCATTGAAACTCGGCCCCAGCGGCATTTGCGGGAAGTCGCCAGCCACCCCAAACCACGCCGGTGCCCCGTTCTCATGGGGAATGGCCGTGGTGCCGGCATACCCGGACACCACGCCTAACACCGGCGCAATCGACGCATCCGTGACCCGCAGATACTCGCCTTCGACATACACGAGCATCTTCGTGGCGATGCCCGTGCTCGAGGTCAGCTTCAGTGTGCGGTCGTTGACGGCTTTGGCTAACGCCAACGTCGTGGAGGTCAGCGCCATTACGCCACCGTCACGTTACCCGTCGACACGATCGCCCAGGCCGCGTTGTCACCCTTGATGGTGAACGAGCTCCCGATCGCGGCCGTGAAGGTCGCCACGTCGTTCGCCGCGGGGTTGCCGGTCATCGTCACCACATGCGCCGCGGCCGTGGTCGAGATGAACGTGATGCTGTTCTGCTGGTCCTTGGCCGGCAGGGCAATCGTGTAGGCGCCCGCCGTGGCTTTCGTGAGGTAGACGATGGTGTTCGACACCGGCACCGTGCCTGTGCCGCCGGGTCCGGTAATCGCGCCATCCACGCCGAAGCTGGCACTGGTGAGCACCCAGCCCGGCGTCACCCCCACACTGACGAAATCGATCGCGTTGCCGAAAATGACCGGGGCGAGGATGCCATGCGGGCCGGCCGTCGTGCCGTAATAGCCGGGCACCACGCCCACCGTGGGCGAGAGCGCCACGCCGGTAATACGCATCCATTCGCCGTCGACCAGCGCCAGCATCTTGCTGGCAATGCCGGTCGCTGAGGTGAGGCCGATCACGACATCGTTCGTCGCTTTCGCGCCGCTGAGGGTCGTTGCGGTCAAAGCCATGTCTGCATTCTCCTAGAAGGTGACGGGCACGTCCTCACACACGCCTTCTTAACTAACCGCAGACGCGGCAGCCAAGTTCCTGACGCAGCACCGCCGTGCCATACAGCAGGTCGAGCCGCTGAATCCACTGGTCCGTCAACGAGATGTAATCGCGAATCGACCGAATCGAAATGCCTCGCAGCCGAGAGGCCGCCCGTGCCGCGATGTCGGTGCCGCCGGGCAGCGGAAGGTCGACACAGGCCAGCGTGCCGAAGTCCTTGTGGACGGCGAGGTTCTGCGGCGAGCTCTTGCCGGAGATGTTGGCGAAGTTCGCAGCCGGCGTGTCATAGACGAAGATGGCCGTGCCGGATGCGGGCATGTTGGTGACATTCTGCAACTGGCCGCTGGAGAACAGCGCCGGCGCGAAGGGAATCGTGATGGCACCGCCCGAATCGGTGATATTCGCCGTGACCACCACCTGCATCGGCACGCCCATGTTCGAATAGTTCTGGGGATTGACGACGTTCACCGGGGTCGTCGTGCTGATGAAGCTGATGATGTCGCCCGCGTTGAGCGTCGTGCTCGACCACGAGCCCGTCACGATGGTATTCGCGCCGTTCGCCGGGGTCGTGGTGACCGTGGGCGTGCCGCCGAGTGTCCCGACCGTCTGCACGAAGATGTTCTGGTCCATTTCGAAGTCGAACCCGATCGTGCGCTGGTTCTGCTTCATCGAGCCTTCGCGATACTGCTCGCTAATCTGGCTCGTCGAGTTGAACAGCCCCTTGAGATTGTCCATGAGGGCCGCATCGGCCGCCGGATTGACCGCACAATACCGGCCCTTGTCCGCCGGCGCCGCCTGGTTGTCCAGCTTCACCTTGGCGTTCAGGTAGGTCGTCAGCGTGGTCGGCGTGGTGCCGGGCGTGCCGACTGAGTTGTTCAGGCCCTGCGCGAGGTTGCACACGTCCTGATCCATCAAGTTCGACAAGCGCACCACCTGCGGTTCAAGCACCCGCTTGCGGTAGTTGTCGATGTCCAGCTTGAGGTTCTGCGAACTGACCTGCGTGTCCACGCCGCGCTGATATGACAGCGTGAGCGGCACACTCGTCTCGAGGATGGATTCGATCTGTGCGGCCTGACCGAGGCGGCCGAGATACCGAGCGGGCTTGCGGATGTTCAGCGTCTGGCCGAGCGTGGCGCCGCCGAACGTGAACTGATCATCGTATTCGGTGTTGATGAACTGGGCGACCGAATACGTGTTTTCGAGAATGTCGAGGGCTTCGTAGGTCGTAATGTCGTTGGTGATAAAGGCATTCGCCATGTGTCGCCTACCGGCGACGGCTTAACGCCTCCCGCTGCGACCGTCTGGCTTCCCGATAGCCGGAACTATCGTAATCGTTGCCGGCTTTCTTCGGCAGGTCGTGCAGGGGCGTGACCGTCGTCTTTGTGCTGGCCCCTACCGGCTGATAGGGAACAGGCGCCACAACCCCCGACACGGCAGGCGAGGCCGGAAGACCGCCTGACCCGTTCGGTGTCAATCGCTGGAGCTCCATGCCAAACGCAATCGGGTCACTCGTGGCCAGCCGTTGCGCAAGCGCAGCATCTTTCGCGATGACGTAATACAAGTGTTCAGCGGCCGGATGGCTGATCAGGGCCGTCACGCGATCGTGACTGAAGGGCACCTGCGCCCCAGGACCGTTTCTCTGAACGGCATCGAAGTCCGGGTAAGCTGCACGTCCCTTCGAGAACACGTCATCGACACGAGACGCAAAGCCGCGAGAGGCCCGATCCGCTTCGATGCTCGCTCGGATCCGGGCGTCGATGTCAGATTGCTGCGCAGCCGTTTGCTGCTCAGTCACCCAACGCGCGGAGTCTACCACAAATTCCGCGTAGGTTTTATATTTTGTGCCAACTTCGTCTTCGGAGGGCTGGGCGCGAGTCGGTTCAGGCTGAGAGCGTCCCGAATCTCCCGCGTTCGGGACCGACGCGGAAGACGGCGCGGGCGGCTGTGTGGAAGCAGCTACCGGTGCCGCAGGAGCTTGCGAACGTGTGCGCAGTTCGGTCAGTTCGCGTTCAATCGTGGCCGCTTTCTCTTCGGCCGCCTTCGCGCGGGCGGTGAGTTCCGCGAAGCGCTTTTGCCCGCGCGTCTGGTGCTTCGGCTCTTCGACCGGTGCGGCCGGCGCGGAGACGGCAGGAGTCTCAGTGGGCGCCTCGTCTTCGGGCGCATGCCGCTCCATCACCTCGGCCACGTCGTCTGCCGTTTTGCCTACCACGGTCAGAATGCGGCCATCCTGCTCGTGGCTCACTTGCGCGCTTGGGTCTATCGGAGGGGCCGCGACTTCAGTGTCGCTCATACAATCCTTTTTCACTCACAGAAGGTGCGACGGCGAGTGATTTAGCGTGTTGCGCGCACTCGTCAATCATTTCGATCTTTGCGTCAATTTCGCGGATGTCGCTGGCCGCGTCCTGCACCCAGTGCCAATCGTTCGCCTTCATCTTGCCGGGAATCGTCGCGATGAGCGCCGCCTTCTGCTCGAGCAACTCTTGTCGCGTCATATCAGCCTTTCTTGGCGTGGAGATATTTGCCGAGATTGCGATGCGGATGACTGCCGCCTTTGGCCGCCACGTGCGCCGGTTTGCCCTTCATCGAGCCCGCCGCGAAATCGTGCATCTGCGACAGGCTCATGCTGCTGCGAATCTTCTTCGCCATTGGAAACGATGCGCCGTGTTCGGCGGCTTGAAAAAGTCTCTGTTGGCTTCGCGATTTGCTAGGCAATGCTACCTCTTGATCTGCAGCGGGCAGAGTTGATAATTCTTCACCGTGATCGCCGCTTCGCCACTCGGGCAACTATAGAAGCAAATCTTGTTCAGCCCGTCGACCTTCTCGCCTTTCGAGAAGCACAATTCCGTCGCCATCACTGCCACCGTGCTCGCGAACATCGCCGCCGCTGCGAAGAGGATGATCTTCATTCACCGCCTCCATTCTGGCCTTGCTGCTCCTGCGCCTGCGCCGCTGCTTCCTGCGCCTGCTGCGCCATCATCGCTTCGTGGTCCTGCGCGCCTGCCTGTTGCTCCTGCGCCTGCCCGGCCGATTGATCCGACAGCGCAGACTGATGCGCCGCACCCTGTGCCGCCTGCTCCAACGTGTGCTGATGATCCATCGCGGCCATCCCTATTTCGTGCGCCTGCTCTAAGCCGGTCGACAGCCGCTCTTCGGCCGCTTCCGCGGCCTGATTCGCCGATTCCTTCGCCGCGCTGATCCGCGCCACTTCAATCCGCGCCGCATTGTCCATCTGATGCAACCGCATCTCGTGGTCGTGGTCGAGTTGCGCCTTCTGCAGATCGCCTTGTGCTTTCGCCTGTGCCACCTGAATCTGGCCCTGCGCCTTCGCTTGATCGGTCTGAATCATTTGCTGCATCTGCTGATTCTGCGCCTGCAACTGCTGAATCATCGCCTGCACTTGCGGCGGTAGGGCTTGTTGCTGATTCGGATCCTGATCTTGGAACTGCGGCGGCAGCGCCTTGCGCAGCTTCTCGGCAATCTTCGCCGCCCCAGGGAACGACAACTGCTCGATATAATCCGGCGTGGCCACGGCCGCCATCTCCGGCGGCAGATGCGGAATCAATTCGCCCAGCGCGGCCGCGCCTTCCTCGCGCTTCGTCGCCGTCGCCTTCCCCACCGTCACCGTGACCGCATACCGGCCCGCCGTGAGATCGTAGAACTCGTGCAGCCCTTTCTGCAGCTTCGCCATCTCTGGCGACATCCCGGGCACCGGTTGCGGATTGCCTTTGCCGTCCTTCTGAAACGGCACGCACACGAGCACCCGTTCCGTTTCATCGTCCACGCCGAGAATGTGCAGCATCTGCCCCGGCCGCGTAATCTTCGGAATCACTTCCACGGCGAGTTCGCCAGCATAGATGAGCGCCCGGCGCACATTGTCCGGGTAGTTGCTGTTCGCGAGGTCTGATTGCCCTTGCAGGGCCTGAATCGCCCGCCCCGAATGCGCCACGGGATTCGTATTGCCCAGACTCGGATCGCCCACACTCGTCGTCGCCTTGATCGCTTCCTCAGACGTGCGCATCAGCATCACGGCGGCCTGAATCGGCGCTTCACTCACATCGCGCTGCGGCGGCGGCACCGGCGTGCCGTTGATGTCAATCGGGTCATACGGCAAATGCGAGTAGTTGTAGACGTTCGCCGTCTGCCAAATCGCTTTGTAATTCTCAATCTGTCCAGCCGCGGCGATATACGGGCTCTTGTTCCCCAGCGCGAAGATTTCCATGGCGCCCGAATAGGTGTAATTCACCATTCGTTGCGCGTCCATCCCCTCTTGGATAACCCCGCGCAGCACCTGCTGCCCATCGACGTTCAACTCTTCGCCGAGAATCGGCACGAGAGGAATGCGCGATCCTTTCCATTCAAACTGCTCGAGCGAGCGGACGGCGTTGATCTTATCCATCTTCACGGACGGCACGCGCACTACGCGCGATTGCTTCGTGCCCTTGGGCGCCTTCTTCTCGCCTTCCGCAATCTGCCCGTTGGCGTCCTGATGGAAATACCGCTCTGTGATGTCGATGTGCCAGTATTCCGCCACCCGAATCGCCTTCGTCGTCACCCAGTCGCGGCAAATCGGATTCCCCGTCGCCATGAAGTCGTCCAGGCTGCGCAGATCATCCTCGCCATACAGGCTCACATACGTGTCGCGGTCGAGGTCTTCCGTGACGAACATCCACTGCGCATCACTGCGCGTCGGCTTCGTCGCGAACGGGTCGCAATACACACTCAGCGAGTTCTGAATCCGCTCCAGTTTCAATTCCTGATCAAAGAGCGCCTCATCAGGCTGTCCGTCGACCATCTCCGAGACGTAATCGGCCCGCAACCGGAACCACCCGAGGCCACCTTCGACCGCGCCATCCGCGGCCCACTCAATCGGTGATTCTCCGCGGCTTTGTGCCAGCATCCGCCGCAAATAGCCCTTGTAGATCTGCGCCGTCTCGTCGTCGGCGTCCTCGCTGTTACTGGACACATCGAAGCCGAATTCAGCTTGTTTGATGATGTTGCTAATCTGACGGGTGGGCTGGGAGAGACGGTCGACCACAAGGCAGGGACGCGCCGGCATAGCGGGCGTGCCTTGCATCGCGGCGCCGCCAGCCCTAGAGAGTTTCAGCGCCGCTTCCCACTGGTCGCCGGCGCGAAACTGCTTGGCTTTGAGAATGGACTTGCGTTGTGCCTCTTCCGCTTCGCTGGCGCGTGTCCAGCGTTCCCGCGCTTCGATGATAAGGTCCGACGCGCCCACGGGATCAGCCAATGCGCCCACTCCTCGCCCGCTGATACGGATTCCACTTCTCCATCACGCGCAACGCTTCGCGCTGCTCTTCAATGTTGGGCATCGCCTCGCGCATCACATCCCGCCACTTCGGCGGATTGTGCGCCACGGCTAACAACTGCCGCTGATACTTGGGCAAACAGGCCGTAAGCTCAAGGTAATGGAACACCTCGTCCAGTGCTTCATCGTCTGCTTTCGGCCAGATGCTGCGCGCACTGCGCCTCCAGGCATTGAGGCCCACGATGACGATGTTCAGCAGTGTCAACCGGTCGCGCTCGAGCCCGCGAATCAGCAGCATGATGCTGTCGCTGAGTTCCTTCTGCTTCGGCGTGCTATACCCGGCATCCGGCAGATCCGGCAGGCGCAGAATCGTCACGACATCCACCCGAGGTCGTTCGGCACGCCCCCGTAATTCATCTTGATGACGGGCTCCGGCCGCTTCATCGCCACCTTCTGCGCAAACGTGAGCGCCAGCGCATCCCCTTCATCGGGCGAGGGCACATCCCGCATCCGCATTTCTTTCTTCGACTCCAGCCAGACACGCTGTTGCAGGTCTTCGCGCAAGCCGGGCGCGGTCAGGTCGTTCTCGAGGCGGGGCGATTTGTCAATCGCAGCGGTGAGCAGCCAATCCTTCATCCGGCCCCACATCATGTCGCGCATGTAGCGATACTTGTTATCCGGCGAATCTGCGCCGAAGTTTACTTCAAGCAGGTTTTTGTGTCCAAGTTCGCGCAATCGGGTGCCAACGCTGCCGGCAATCCCGGCGCTGTCGAGGAAGAGCATGGCGACTCGCTGCCCGTTGTAGCTGCCGGCGAGCACGTCGGCCAGTCGGTTTGTAAGGACTGACGGATCGCGAGTGAGTTCGCCAGAGATTCGAATCGCCGGAATCGAACGAGCGTCCCGACCGCGCCGAAAGCGGATAACATTCGCATCCTTTCCGCCCCATGCGAGATCGCATCCGGCCACAAGGGGTTCGTCATCCAGCACCTCTACCTGACGCTTCTGCGCCTCGAGCACCCGCTGTGCATCAATAAACTGGCTATCCTCCGCCTTCGGCGGCACGCCCCGCACGCGCACCCGGAAGCGGTCGCTATCCTCGCCGCCCCACGCTTCCAGCTGCTCGCCAATCAATTCTTTATTGGGAAAGCGGCAGTTGCGCGCGTCAATCACCCACGTTTTCCAGCCGTGTGACTTCTCGCCAAACACGATGTCATGGAATGACCCGCGGCGCCGGGTGGGATTCCCGAAGAGGAAATGCATCGGCTCGCCGTCCGTCAACCCGCCTTCCTGCACTTCGTGGATGATTTCCGGCACGTTGCTGTCTTCGTCGTTGATGTAGAAGCTCGTGCTGTTCGCATTATGCTGGCCGGCAAACGACTCGCTGTTGTCCGGGTCGCACGTCTGCGGACTCACCTTCCACGCATCCCGATGTCCGGCCCGATACAGAATGCTCGTGTTGATCACGAACCAGTGCGCGGTCAGGGCCCGCTTCGCCCACGTCGTGATACTCGGCCAGGTCTTATCTTGCAACTGCGGCCCGGTGTTCGCCGTCACCACGCCTTTCGCGTTGCGCCGCGTCGACATGAGGAACGCCACCACCATGCCCGTGAGCGCACCTTTGCCGATGCCGTGACCGCTGCTCACCGCCGCCTTGATCGGCATCACGGCGTCGATGCCGTTGAAGTTACGCTGGGTGATTTCGTGGCCAAGCCACTCGAGGAATTCGCACTGCCAGATGTCAGGCTCTTGGTAGGGCTCAAGCGGGCCGGGCTCGCCCCACGGGAAGGCGCCGCGGACCCAGGCCAGCGGGTTGGCGTAGTGCTCGCCGCAGAATTCGTGCAGTTCGCGTTCGAAGTCGCGTGCAGTGGGCGCAGCGAGTTCGGTCATGGCAGTGAGGGCGGAATCAGGACCAGCGGCGGTTGCTGCGCGTAGGCGCGATGGGCGTTCAGCGCATCAGCGAGGGCAGCCAGGCTCATCGCGGATACCGGATATTGACAGGTGGGGCAATAGCAGCGCACACACGAGCCGAGTGGCACTAATTCTCCAGCGCGTAAATCGTCAGGCGTCATGCCGTTCCGCCTTGACCACAACGCCTTCGACGCCGAATTCAATCGCTTGCGGATCCTGAAAAATCCCGTTGATGAGGTGTAAGAGATGCTCGAGCGCATACACCTCGGGCTTATGGAGAATCACCTGCACGGTCAACGTATAGCGTTCGTCGCTCATCCGCTGCCTCGCGCTCTCGCCTTCGCGCGGTCGAGGAGGGAGAGCATCTCCTCCGGCGCACTCACTTCAAGCTTGTCCTTGAGCCAGCCGTTCGCACGCGCGCCAAGTTGCAGGGCATCCGTCTTCGACCACAGCTTGATTTCAACCGTGGTGTCCTGCGCGCCATCGCCGGCGGTCAGGTTCTCGGTCTTCACCTTCACGCTCGAGATGCATTTGCGAATCTCCGGCGGCATGTCCTGAATCTGGCGGAGCGTGAACGTGCGCGCGCCTTTATGCACGCGGTCGAAAAGCTGCGCCACGTCGGAGAAGGCTAAGAAGCGGACCTCGCGGTCCCACTCATCTCGCGTGATGGCGTTCTTGGAGCCTTTTGGGCGGCCAGGACCTGGGATGCCGCGCTTACTGTTGAGATGGGCCGTCGGCGGATGCTTGTTCGCCAAAACAGTTTAACTTTCAGTTAGCTGGACAAGATTCATACCACACCTGAGCCGAGAAAGTGTAACCGTAACCGTTCGTAACCGCAGTTTTCAAGAGTTCCATGCGTGCGCATGTGCGCGTATATACACACATAGGTTACGTGGGTTACAACGGTTACAGGTCGTATTTTCAACGGTTTACGTGTAACCTTTCTCAGTCAAGTGAAGGTTACTACGCCATCATCATCGGTTACAGGTGCCGTCCATGCCTTTATGGGCTGGCCGTCACGCCGAATCGTCTGACGTTTCCAGCCAGCGAGTCGAAGGATACCGCCGATGCGTAATTGCTCGGTGCGGGTCATGTCAGCGTCACGCATTTTTAGCGCGCCGCTGAGAATTTCCGCACTCGTCGCTTCAGATTTTCCCATCAGCCAGTCGAGCACGCGGGCCGTCCACACATCTTCAGCCTGTCGATCACGTTGCACAGCTAAGGTCGCCGTATTGGGCGTCTGCCACCACGTCTCGCCCGCCTGCACGCGCTGGTAGGCTTCGGCAAATAGGTGCGCGCGGGCTTCGCCGAGTGCGTCATAGGCGATGAGGCCACAACTCACCGGCCAAAAGCGGCGTCCGCCTGTTTCGTCGGCGAGCCAATCATCGCGGTTCGTGGTGCCGGCGAACACGCACTGCCGCGGATGGTCCTCAGCCCGTCGACCAAAACTCACACGATAGCGATCAGTCGGCGTGCTGATAGCGAGTTTCACGCGCTCGCGCTCCGCGCGGCTAAACGAGTCCATCTCGCCGATTTCTACGATGAGTTTGCCGGGAAACGCTTGGAAGAAATCTTTATGCGTGACGGATTCGGCGGCGAGCATATACCAGTCACCACCGAGTAAGCGCAACGCACGAGATTTGCCGATACCTTGCGGCCCTTCGAACACGAGCATGTTATCGAGCTGACAGCCAGGGTGCATGACGCGAGCGACGATGCCAAGAAAGAAATTCGCACTGACGGCTCGCAGATAATCAGATGGTTGACGCTCGGTGGATTCAGCGCCCCAGTAATCTTCAAAGGCATGCGCGATGCGCGGCACGCCGTCCCATGTCAACGTAGAGAGCCAATCGCGGACGCAGTGTTTCGATCGCTGGCGCGCGACATATTGCACCGCACTGAAGGTCGTGCGCTCAGACATGGTGACCATGCGCACGGATTCTTGAAGGTAGACGGTGAGGCGCGTATCGTCATCGTCGCGCCACTCACGGATCGGGCTGTTGGCTAAGAGGATGCGGTCGAGAAATTCGTCATACCACAACACGTCCGAGGACCACTGCGGATCGCGTTGAAGCACCGCGACAGCATTCGAAAGCGTAGAGCGTGGACCTGTTTGCGTGCAATCAAGAATGGATGACCACGAAGAGGCGGTCATGGTTCCAGCGTCCGCTCGTAATGTTCCCATGCGAGACGAGCGCCGCTGACGGCTTCATCACACGCACCACGCTGACGCAAATACGATTCGAGTTGTTTCCAACTGGAGACTTCGGGGAGATGACGATCCGCGCGGGCATCCTGTGCGAAGTCGCGCGTCTTGTAGTAGGTCGGTTTAAATTGGTGCAGGTAGTTGCGAAACGTCACACGTCACCCCTTTCCCGGGTGAAAAGTGCCGAGCCCACACAGTGGGGAAAGCACCGTGCAGCTAGGACTCCGGAGAGTGCTCGGCGGAACGAGCATACCCTACATCCATCCGCTGATTATTTACAACACCACTAGATCTTGGGGTCGAGACCGATGCGCTCGAGGAACGGATCGGAGAACACGCGCTCGAGAAAGGCAATCGCCGCCCCGCTTTTCACCTGGCTGCCGGTGAACCGGTAGACCTTCCAGCCGGCAAGTGTGAGCAGGTTGGCCTTCTCGCAGTCGGCGGCCATGCCTTGGGCGCGATTGTGGCGGCCCTGCATCCGATCGCCGCCGTCCACCTCGCAGCACACTGGCGGGCTGAGATGGGGCCAAGCCAAGTCAAGTCTGAAGCGGCGACCGGGGATGGCGCCTTCGTATTCGCGCACGCCGCGCGGCAGGCGCAGGCCGCTAATCTGCAAAGCTAAGAGGTCGGCGAGATCGGTTTTGCCGAGCGCCACGTTGGTGCGGATGTTCACAGCACCACCTCGACGCGCGCCGCGGTATAGCGCCGCAGTTCGTCGCGCATCGCGCCCAGCTGCACGCTGAGCCCAGTCTGCCGCGCCTCAGCCTCCTGCAGATGGATCAGCGCCACATCCACCATCTCGCGGTAGACGACGAGTTCCGCACGCAGAGCGCAGGCTTCGTCAGCCAGCATCTGAATCAGGAGGTCATCAGCGGTCATTGATGCATATCCCAAACTATTTTGATGAGGATTCCAAGGCAGACCAATAAGCCAATGAACTGAATGAGCATCAAATATGCGGCATACCGCGAAGGAGCACCGCCAGCGAGCATCCATTGGACGTATTTTTCAAGCATGCGCGAGAGCCTACAACGAAACGCTTGCACAACGCAAGCGAAACGTGATAGCGTCTGCGGCCATGAGCAAAAAAGTCTGGACGCCGAGTGAAATGGGCAAGAAAGGCGGGCGGTCGACTTCGCCTGCGAAGGTCAGAGCTGCACAGCGGAATGCCATTATCAGCGCCGTAAAACGAGCCTTGCGAAAAAAAGAGAAGGCATCCTGAAAATAGGTATTGACAGACGAAACGCTTGGTTGTAGGATTCTGGACATGGACATCATCACTTACTCGCTGACGGCCACGGACCTCGAAGTGGCGCAACAGGCGTTGCGCGACATTCACGCCATCCTGCACGCCATCACGCCGGGCATGGACCGCGGCGACTTATTCTATGAAATCGGACGCGCGCAAGGCACGGCATGGCTGGGCCTGAATCACTCCGGCGCGAAGAATCTTCCCTCACTGGTGAAGGAGGTCAAATGAATCGCTTCGACGGCTCTTACGTGCACGTCGTGCAACCCATCGGCGAGGTGTATCACAGCCGCTGCACAGCGGATGTGTTCGAGCCCGGCGTGCTGACCATCAGCAGCCTGGACGAGCCTGACCGCCTGCCCCTGCCGCGCGTCTACGGCCACGGCGAGTGGACGCTGGCGGAAGTGTTCATGGCGGGACAGCCCGCGTTCGGCTTCTGGGCCGCGAAGGAGACAGCATGAGCACGATTCTCTGTGGCTGTGATGCACAAGCCGGCCATCTCTGCCAGCGGCATCTGGCGGAAGCGGCGGAAGAGATGCGCGTGGAGGGACCGACGCCGGCCCAAGCCTTCGAAGCCGAGGCCGTGAACATCGCCCAGCGCACCGTGACGAAGTTCAAGCAGCGGCTGGCGGCCGAACGCGCAATGGCCGACACCGTGGCAGTGAAGGGCGATGATGAGGTGCGGTTGCTTTCAAAGGCGCTCGACACGGCCAATCAGAATGGCGTAGCGGCGATGTATCGCATTGAGAAACTCACGAAGGACAATACCGCTCTCGTGAAGCGCATCGAAGAACTGGAAGCGCAGCGCAGTGTCTATGCGCCGAAAGCGATGCACGACGCGCACGATCTGATCACCCGCATCGCCTACGTGCTGCGCACCTTCTACTACGCCGAGTTGTCGATGAGCAGCGTGCAGCCACTCTTGGCACTGTGCCTCGAACTCAATCCGGAGATTGTGGAGCAGCGCCGATGATCGCCGCCCTCGCGCAGTTGCGGCGGCTCTGGCAGGAATGGCGCGAGCGGCGCCGCGAGCAGCGCGAAGACCTTATGGTGCAGATTGAAAAGGAGTGGCTGAGATGATGAACGTGATTGAGCAGGAAATTCAGAAGATTCAGGCCGAGATTGCAGCCTTGGCATCCGTGCACGATCGCCTCGTGCTGATGTTAAAGACGAGTCAGACCGAAGCCACCGAGCCGAAGAAGCGCGGCCGCAAGCCGAAGAAGGTGGGCCTGCCGAGCTCCGCGCCGCCGGCCAGTGAGGCGAATCAGTCGAAAGTGCCATTCTGATGACGACTATCTTACTGATCGATTTGAGCAGTATTGCTCATCCGATTTGGCACACCTCGCAGGGCAGCACGAACCCGAACGAGTGCAGCATTCAGACGGTCGCCAAGGTGCGGGCGCTCGCCAGCGGACAGGCGCACGTCGCCATTTGCTGCGACTCTGGCCGCAGCTTCCGCCGCGAGCTCGATGCCACTTACAAGGCACAGCGTCCAGAAGCCGACGCCACACTGATGCACCAGATTGCGCTCGCGGTGGAGACACTAAAGGCGGACGGCTTCCCCGTCTGGGCCGTGAAGGGCATGGAAGCCGACGACATCATCGCTACGGCCACGAAAGAAGCCTTCGGGCCATTGCCGCTTGAACCCCCTATTCTTGACCGACACGTGCTCATCGCGAGCAGTGACAAGGATCTGCTGCAATTGGTCGGGCCACGTGTCACGGTGAAAAAACTCACC